GGTATGATTCAAAAGAAAGACAATGCAGAGTATAATCGACATTTGAAACAGGCTTTATACAATTTCATTGAAGGCATCATAAAGAAACGCACCCAACCCTGGCGGAAACTGTATGATGATATTAAAGTATATTATGCTAAGAAACACCCTGATTGGTCAAAGGGAAAAGTTAATAACTATGCTAAGAAGTTTGTTCAGACAAAATTTTTAGATATGCTATGGAAGGAAGGAAAGAAAATTGAGAATTAAAAAGAAGGGGATGCTATGAGGGGCGTGTTCCCAATATGGGATGCTAATAATACCCTGCTCCCCTCCTTTACTATATGGCCCTGTCGTCTAGTCCGGTTAGGATACCGGGCCTTCAACCCGGAGACACCGGTTCAAATCCGGTCGGGGCTAATTTTGAGAGGGAATGCTGTAAGGCCTTTGCTTCCAACGCGGAAAGCTAGAGAGGGGATGCTTCCCTCTTATTTTTAATACATACAGACCAGCAATACGGTTTTATGGATTGCAGGGAGTAGGGAAGGCCCCAATAGGGGAATTATACATGAAGCTTACTGCACTTATTATGGTTGGGAATGTTGGTTCAGGTAAAACCACCTGGATCAAAAAGTTTCTAGCTGAGCATTCAAATGAAAATTGGGTAGTAGTATCTAAAGATGCTCTTCGAAGAATGGTGGGAGGTGGGGAGTACATTTATAATGAGCACCTTGAACCTTTCATTGATTATATGTCCAAAGAAGCCATAAAGTATTCACTACAAACAGGATGGAATGTCATTATAGATGAAACCAATGTGTCCGTAATAAGTCGAGCAATTCTTATTGATTTGATCCAGGAAAGTGTGAGAGATTGTATTATTAAAGCAGTGGAGATGCCTCTTCTAACTAAAACTGAAAGTCTTCTTAGAAAAGCTAGACCTGATACGAATTACGGATATAGTATAGAAGTTTGGGAAGTAGTGTGGGAAAGAAAGAATAGCAAATATGTTGAGCCACATGAATATGAAGGTTTTGATGAAGTTATACTTATAAGAGAGAAGAAATGAAATTCATAAAATTTGAACCGATCATTGAACAGGTATGTGTGATTATTGAGGGAGTAAAGTATCGCGATCGTATTCATACTATTGAAGTGACATGCGATTTAGATGGGTATGCTACTCAGGCTTGTTGTGAAGAACCCTCCTATTTTATGATGGGTTCGAACTTTTGGGATGAAAATTTCGGAAAGCGGCAAGCTAATAGAATCAGAAAAATATGTGCGGAACAGGTGACGGCTTTCAAAGAGAAAGAGGAACTGGAATGAAGGTCGAAGCTATAATAAGTGATGGCACAAAGGATTGGAAAGAAAGGTTGTCTGTTCAATCCAAGAGAACTGCCGAAAAAGATATTCAAGAGATCGTAGATGAGTATAATAGAGTAGAAGTAGTTAGGTATGGTGATTCCGCTGTATTAAGAAAATTAGTAAGAATAGTGAAAGGCAAAGATGATTGATGTACTTATACCGACAGCAGATCGACCGGACGTAATTGGACTATGTCTTATGTCTTTAGCAAGCCAAACAGTTACACCTGATCGAGTTATCGTTTATGATAATGGCAGCATATCCATTATGTCGGACTATAAGAATAGAATGATCTGGGATATTCTTACTGAGAAGGGTATTGAAATGATATACCTCAGAAAGAATAAACGCTCTGGTCTAAGCCGTGCTCGAGAAGTTCTACTTAAGCAAGTGCAAAGCAATGACTTCATGCCTTTAGATGATGATGCACTTTTAGAACCAAATTATATTGAAATGCTAATCAAGGTTTTGGATAAAAATGTAGAAGAAGCAGAAGAAGATACGAAAAAAATAAAGAATTTTGCTGGGGGATTATTTCTTCTGCCCAATAATGAGATACAGAAACCTGATTTTTCAGCAGCACCAGTGGACTATCCTCCTGAAGGTGTGCAGGAATATCAATATGCATTCTTCAGATACAACACTGATCTATGCATTCCTATTGAGTATGGCGGCATATCCGGAGTAATATTTAGAAATTATTGTGTGGGAACTTTATTATCAGCTCTTAATGGATTTCCAGACAATGCTCCTTTAGAAGAGTTTGTGCAGACAAGAAATGTAGGAAAAGGTTTGCTTGTTACTAAGGCAGTGTGCTGGCATCTTATGAGTCGGGAACAACGTAGGGATTGGGCATATGCACTTGAAAATGTATTTAGACAAAGATTTCAAAACGAACCAAAAGAAGTAGAGAATTTTTTGAAAGGAAGGAAGAATGATTAAGTTACTATGTGGAATAGCGATAGGAACATTAGTAACACATGTGGGTTGGTTCTCCTGCGTAGAATATGTTAGTAATTTAGTAACAACTATTTCAGGAAAATTCTAATGGACGAAGATCGAAGAGTACTACTATTCAGTGGTGGACTAGACTCCTTTATTGCCTGGCACTATTTGAATAAACCTCCCTGCGTTTACTTCGATATAGGTTTACCAGTATGCCAACAAGAGATTCGGGTTATCAAAGAGCTGGGTATTCCTGTAACTATTGACACATCGGTAAATCTTGCGGATAGAGAAGTAGAAGGCGTCAACAAATTCATCCCTGGAAGAAACCTATATTATGCTATGTTGGCTACCAAGTATGCCGATAAAATTTATATGGCAGGGTTATCAGATGATAATGTGAACGATAAGAATAAAGGCATCTTCCAAGAGTTCTCCAGAACACTGTCTACTCTAAACAATAAGGAAATCAAAGTCTTAAGTCCATTCTGGGAGATGACTAAAGCGGATATTGTAAAATGGTATTTGCAGAATGTGGGAGATACGGAATCATTAGTGAAAACAGGGAGCTGCTATGAACTCACAGAAGATAGCAATTATTGTGGGAAGTGCACATGCTGCTTTAGAAAGTGGGTAGCGTTGTGGGTGAATGGAATCTATCTATCCTTCTATAACCGAGATCTCATAGCTGAGTATTTCAAAAAGGCGAGAGCAGGTGTGTATGTTCCAAAACGGAATGATAACATTATTCGAACTGTTCGTGCCTTCCTGAAGAAGAAAACATATGCTATTGATATAGATGGGGTGCTCACAATTGAAACAGAGGGGCATGACTATGCTGTTCGAACTCCGAATACTGAAAATATAAGTCGGGTGAATTCTTTATACCGAGCTGGGCATATTATTGATCTATGGACGAGTAGATATCCGAAGGATAAGGAAATTACGGAAGCTTGGCTAGAAAAACACGGAGTGCATTTCCATTCTCTAACTTTAGGGAAACCGCAGTATGATTTTATAATAGATGACAAGGCCACTATTCTTTGAGGTGAAAGTTGAGACTAAAACGAATATATTTAGCTGGTGCATGCAAGCAGATGGGCCTGAAGGAACGAGAATGGATGATAGAATATCTGCAGAAAAAGCGGATGCTAACTCTTGAATCCTTTTGGTATAAAGGCGGCATGACCAGGTCCTTTTCTAAATGGGACGGATTCAAAGTATTTCTGGATTCTGGTGCGTATAGTTGGGATCAATTCATAACTAAACGCGGAGAGACAGTTACAGAAGAAAAAGAAATGGAATACCTAGATACCTACATTCAATTTATCTTAGATCATAACGATAGATTATATGGATACGCTAATCTGGATTTCGTGGGGAATCCGAAAAAGACTTTACGAACACAAAGATATATGGAAGCGGCAGGAGTTAAACCTGTTCCTGTTTTCCATTATCATCCGGAATTAGGAGATCCTAAACGTAAGGCGTATCACTTTGGCTTCTTAAAAGAAATACTACAGGAGTACGATTACCTTGCGTTAGGCGGAGGAGTTAGTGGCGGATTGAATAGTCACAAATACATAACTCGATTCGGGGATGAAGTCTTTCGTATTATTGACGGGCTGGATAAAGAGATGAAAGTGCACGGATTTGGTATTACAAGTGTGCCGCTCATGTTTAGATACCCATGGTTCAGTGTTGACTCGACCACCTGGTTACAAGTAGCAGCATACGGCAAGATTTTCGTACCTAAGTATGACTTTGCTACCGGACGACTTAGGTATGATTTGCCACCTAATCCTATAGGTGTGAGTTGGGAGTCCAAGATAAATCCTAAATCAGTAGTTCATTTTGCGTTGGAACGATCTAAAAAAGAACAAGAGGTTCTCCGAGAATACCTGAATGAAATAGAGATAGATGTGGATTTATTAGAGAGGAGCTACTCAGAAAGAGCTCGAGCTAATGTGATCTATTTTGAGAGTTTGATAAAATACATGGAGGAAAGAAAAATAGATACTACAAAAAGAATAGCTAAACCATTTTTTTAGGAGATATTGAAATGAGAAAGTTATACAAGTATGAATTGGACTGCGGCAGGATGGGGGTCGTAGACGGATTATTTATTGCAGATGAAGATGAAGTAAACGAAGCGATGGGTAAATATGTGTACTTCGGGGAAATATTAGGTAAACATTCCGATATAGGTTGCGACTTGCAAGAGTCCCAGCTTACTGTAAAGTCAGACGATCCCGGCTTTGTCGAGCGATTGGAAGCTGTTATTGGTTCAGAAACAATATCCGGATACAATCCTTTAGATAATCTGGAAGAAGGAGATAAGAATGAGTGATTTAGCTTTAGACGAAGATGGTAATCCACATTTCAATACTAAAAATAATTTAGCCTCAATGCCGACAAAATATATTGGAGAATTCTATAATGGTTGTGTAGATCCTTGTGACATGCTTTCAGGACCTTGTGCATGTGGAGCTTGGCATCACCAGGAAGAATGGCCGAATAAACTTCAGTTGGAAGTTTTTGGAAGCATAAGCCATAAACCTACAATCTGTAAAAGGAAACCTAAAAAGGAGACAGATAGTGAAAATAAATAGAGAAGAATGGGTTGAACGCCTTACGAAACTTTGTGCAGCAACCAGCACTAGCACAATCACTCCAACTAATTCCTGTTTCCTTTTTTCTAAAGGACGAATAATGACAAGTAATGGTACTGTAACAATGACCACCTCTACTTCCATTATCCCAGAAACAGGTAAGTACGTCCCGGCAGGGCCACTTATGAAACTTCTAACCAGCATTCGTGATGATGAAGTAGAATTGATCTTTGTCGAGAACCTTCTTAAGGTGAAAACGAATAGACTCAAAGGTAAGCTGGTAACTGTTCCTGAAGAAAAATCCGATAAGAAGGAAGCGGCAACAGAGCAGATGGAAATTTCCGCCTACCCTGATTTTATAGAGGCGGTCAAATTCTGCAGGCTGGCAGCTTCAGAAGATTTAACTACACAGGCAATGTGTGGAGTACACTTGGATGGTAGATGGACATTTGGATCAGATAGGTATCGAATCTTCACATGTTTAAAAGACGCTTATCCTAATGAAGTTGTTAAATGTACTCTTCCAGTTCAGTTTATTGATATCGTGGATAGATATAAAGAGGAAGTTCGAAGGATTCTTTTCTTCACTAGGGGAGACAAAGTAGATCATGTGGATGTTATTTTGGAGGATTCAACAGTTATCTCTTCCAAAGTACTCGAAGGAGATTATGCAGATCTAACTAAATTTTTTCCAACGGATGAGGATGTGAATGTTTCCTTCCCGTACTCTGATGAATTTGTTCAAGTTGTAAATAGGCAAGCATCCTTTCTTTCCAATATAGCTACAGTAGATAGGGAGTTGCTTATAACTATTGACAAAGGAAAATGCGTATTCAAAGTAGTTAATAGGGATTATGGTACACTAGATGAAGAAATAGATATGCCAGAAGTAGATATGAATTTATCTATAACTATTTGTATCAACCCGACTTTGATTACAGATGCTCTTAATGATGTTACCGATGACCATCGAGAAATATCCTTTTATCCGGAAAAGAATTTACTTAGGATAACTGGAGGTTCCTGTAAATGTATTATGCCGACTATTGTGGAAGAAGAAAAACCAAAGGAAACCAATGATTAAAAAAACTACGCCCTTCTTCCTCAGACCATTAGAAATATATATGGAAGAACATCCGGAAGAATTTGAGAAAAAGAAAAAGAAGTCCTCAGGGATCAAAACCAAAAGAGCGCCTAAGGTTTATGATTGCTCAACATGTGGGCTTTCTGAAAAATGCAGACATCCAAAGCTTAAGCGATATGGAAAAGGAAAAGCCGGAATACTTATTATAGATGAACAACCGGGCATATCAGATGATAAATATGGCGTGCCGTTGGTGGGTGCTCCAGGTATCTTTTTGAAGAGACAGCTTAAGAAGTTCTTCGAAATTGATTTAGATGAAGATTGCGTTAGAACCACAGTTGTTCAATGCTATCCAGGAAGAGATAATAAGGGCAAAGATAAGAAGGCCACTGTCAACCAAATCTTATGTTGTAGGGAAAGACTCCTGAAGGATATCGAAGAAGTTCAACCTAAGCTGATCATATGTTGTGGAACGAAAGCTATTCAAGCGGTAGCTAATCCTAAAGGCCTTAGTGCTTTTGTTGCAAGCAACGTTCATGGTTTGGTTTTCCCAGTACATGAGCATAACTGTTGGGCTGGCTCCGCTTTCCGTCCTTCCTTCTTCATACGGGATAGAAAAGATCCAGGAGGCAAAATAGATGCTGCTGTCTTTGTCAATGATTTAGTGGACATAATATCCGCTCTTGATCAGCCCCTACCTCAACCGTTAACTGAAGAAGGCAACATGCTTATAACGGATGTGGACCAAGCAGTAGAACTTCTTGACTATTTTGCTACTACCGAGAAACCAGTAACCTTTGACTATGAGGCAAACACTTATAATGCCTTTGCAGAGGATGCTATAACATATACTGTTTCAATAACTGATGAAGTGGAAAGTGCCGTGTGTATCCCGATTCATTTCTCGGAGAACGCTAAAGCTGTATGGACAGAAGAAGAGTTGGCTAGAGTAATAGTAGCAATGAAACGGTTCCTATTAGGTCCTTCACCTAAGGTTGTTCAGAATTACTATATGGAAGAGATGTGGAGTAGAAAACTTTTCGATACTCCTATGAATAATTTCATCCATGATACAATGGTCTGTGCACATGTCTTAAATTGTAACCGCAGAACAACAGGATTGGGATTTCAAACGTACTCATTAACTGGACATGACTATAAGGAAATGGTTAATGTAGCTAAGCTTTCGGAAGAACCTCTCACTAAGGTAGCAAATTACAACAATTTCGATTCTAGATATACATTGCTATCCTACTACACACAGAAGGCCAGATTGGCACTGGATGCCTCCTTAGATTCGTTTAATGAGTTCTTCATGCGATGCCTTCCTGTTCTAGCCAATTTGAAGTATCGAGGAGTTAGACTTGATACAGATGTCATGGATGAAATGTACGATGCCTATACTGAGGAAAAGGAGGATTTGATAAGGACGGTTCGAGCGTTTCCTGGTGTAGCATCCTTCGAAAGTATTGAGGATAAGAAAGGAAAAACCAGAGAATTTAGCATTTCTTCTGATCATAATATTCGAGAAATCTTGTATGTTATTTCCAAAATAAAAATAGAAAAAGGCACTCCTACTGGATTAGGATGCACAGATGCAGAAGCTCTGTTTATGGTCAAACAGAAAGCGGATGATCCTAAGGTAAGCGAATTTATAGATGCCATTCTTAGATTCAGAAAATGCTGTAGTCTAACTGAACGTGTTCAGAATTATCGAAATCTGATGGATGCAGATGGAATTTTGCATCCCAATTACAATTTGAATACTGCAGCGACTTATCGTTCTTCTGCTAATGATCCTAATTCTCAGAATGTTTTCAACCATGATGAGGAGCTAAAGAAGTTTAGAAAGTGCATTGTTCCTAGGAAGGGACACATCATTCTTGAAGGCGACTATGGTGGACTTGAGGTTTGTGTTATAGGTATGGCCGCCAATGATCCAGTACTAGCTGAGCAAATCATAAATAGACGAGAATGGAATCTAGCTAATCCGGATGCTGCTAAAGAAGACCGACTAAATCCGCATGATTCACATAGGCGGTGGTCAGCTAAGTTGTATCAAAAAAGTTTTGAAGACATAACCAAACCAGAAAGATACGCGGGTAAGAATGGTTTTGTTTTCCCGGCCTTTTATGGTTCTCAACCGAAAGCTATGGCCCGATATCCTGAATTTCGAGGCATAAATGAAAAGCATATTCAAAAAGTTTATGATGAATTTTGGGAAGAGTATACTGAAGTCCAGGCTTGGCAAAAAAGGATAGTTCAGTTGTACAATGAAACTGGTGGGTATGAAGGACCCATGGGATGCAAAAGGCCAGGTCCGCTTAGTTATTTCCAATTGTACAACAACATCATCCAGGGAGCAGGATTCCATTTACTTTTAGATGGTCTGCAACGAATAGATGATGAAATGATTGCTCGAGGAATGGACTCTTACGCATTTTTGGAGGTTCACGATTCCATTGATTTTGATACGAATCCAGATGAGCAGTCTGAGGTCATAACGTTGGCTACAGAAATATTAGAGTCTAAAAGATTTGAATGGCAAAGAAATATACCATTAGAGGTTGAATGGGAGTCTGGAAACAATTGGTATGAACTAGCACCTATTTAACGATCATAAAATGATAGAAAATTGGAATAAATATAAAGATTTAGAATACTATCCAAATAGATTCTGTATTTGTGACTGTGGAGGAAGGATAAAAGTACAAAAGCAGCATAAATATAATGGTATACCTAAATATCTTCCTGGTCATAATAGAAAGAATAAGTCTAATTCTAAAGAACACAACAAAAAAATAAGTGAAAGTCTTATGGGGCATACTGTAACTGAAGAAACTAAAAAAAGACAAAGAAAGCCGCATAGAAAAGAAACAAAAAAAAGAAAATCCAGATCTCTTAATTCACGTAAAGGTAAAACTTATGAAGAAATGCATGGTGTAGAAAAAGCAGATGAAATAAAACAGAAAGTAAGAAAAGCCCGAATAGGTACAAAAAGTTCTCTTAAAACTAAAATGCTCCAACGTATAGCTAAATTAGGAAAAACTAATTCTAAAGAATCTAAAGAAAAGAATAGAAAAGCCCAAAAGCAGAATTGGGAAAATTTGGAATATAAAGAAAAGCAGATAAAAGCTATTTTTGAAGGTGTAAATCGTAAACCTAATAAATTAGAATGGAAATTAAATAATTTACTTCAGCAGCTTTTTCCTAAGGAATGGAAGTATACGGGAGATGGCTCTTTTATAGTTGGATGTAAGAATCCTGATTTCATCAATATAAATGGACAAAAGAAAATCATAGAAGTATTCGGAGATTATTGGCATTCAGAAGAGAAAACAGGTGTACCCAATGAACAGCATGCTCAAGAACGAATGGATTCATTCGTTGAATATGGATATCGAACTTTGATAATTTGGGAACATGAATTCAAAAATATGAGAAAATTACTAAAGAAACTTTTTGATTTTTCTAAGTAAAGTATAAAGTAAAATTCTTTTGTTCCTTCCCTCCTTATCCACAGTATAATATATTGATACCGTAAATATATTCAATACTAATTTTGGAGAAAACAAATGTCCGAAAGTACAAAAACAGAATTGGGTGATTTGAAATTGCTCACAAGAGAACAAGTAAGTAAGACCCTAGCGCCCACAGAGAATCTTGAATTCATTACTCTCAAGCCCGGTGCTGGAGTGAAGGTGGAGTTCAGCGGAGATAAAGACCATCCGGTTTTAGAATTGGATGATCGCCGAATTGAATTAGCAGATGATGCTCTGGACTCGGTATCAGGTTGTATTGGTTTGCAGCGTGGTTACGTAAAGAAATGCCCAGCCAATTTGCTATACCCTGCTTTGAATCATTGGTATAACGATGGGCTTTCGATACCGATTCGTGCCGTCGTTAGTAACGGCGTGCTGCTTAAGACTACCACGGATAGAGTCAAATCACATCCTGTTTCTAATGAAGCTTTGCTGGTTGCTGTAGAAACAGCAATAAAACCGGAGAACATCGCCGGATATCACGCCGTATCCTCCTCTTTAGATTTCACAACCATGGCGATCGTCACTAATAAAACGTTTCAGGCACAGGAAAAGGATACGCTTTTCGGCGGCATTCAGATTCGAAATTCCATCTTGGGCAAGGAAACGGTGGAGGTATCGCCGTATGTGTTCCGCCAGTGGTGCACCAATGGAGCTATCACTTCAGAATCCTTGGGTCATTTCACAAGAAAACGTCGGGATGATGGTGGGAATATCGGTGACTGGATGTCTGAAATTATCGGCAACGCTTCAAATTCATTAGATCATGAGTTTGAAAGAATCCGCCAGTTGACCAAAGTAAGTGTCAAGGGACATCTCGCGAAAGTGTTGAGCGGCATTCGCCAGGATTATGGTATCCCTAAAAAGATCATGGAGGATATTCGTGCTGAGGCAGATTCAGAAAATGCCCAGACGATGTATGACGTTTGGAACGCGATCACAAAAGTAGCTTCTCATTCTGATTCATTGACCGCCATGTCAGCGACAAGATTACAAGGCATTGCTGGTCACGTTTCAAAGCAGAATGAGGTTTGTCAGAGTTGTTTCAGAACAGTCAATTAAAGATACCTAGGACCGTGTGCCTGGTTGGTCCCGCAGGCGGCCATTTATTCAATTAATAGTCCTGCTTTAATTTGGGACAGGCTACACATTTTGAGGTAACAATATGGGTTTATATCAATCAGTTCGTCCTAATGAATGGAAAGATGTAGTGGGCAATAATGGAGTTGTAGGTTCTCTACGTGGATTAGTTAAGCGAACCCCAGAGGATCGACCTCATTGTATTTTACTTAAAGGACCCAAAGGCTGTGGAAAAACTACCATGGCCAGAATATTAGCCAGAGAATTTGGTGCGGAGCCTAATGAAATATTTGAATACAACGCTGCCAATACTCGCGGCATAGATACCATAAGGGAAGTGGTATCAAATATGAAATTGTCTGCCTTTGGCGGCGGAGCCAAGTGCTACATTTTCGATGAGTCACATCAGTTGACAAAGGCAGCACAAGAGGCCTTATTAAAAGATACAGAGGATACTCCCAAGCATTGCTACATCTTTTTCTGTACAACGGATCCGCAAAACATAATACCGACACTTTACAATAGATTCACCGATTATGAAGTGGATTTACTTAGCACCAAAAACATCCTGGCCGTTTTAGAACGAGCATGTAAAATCAAAGGGTTAAACGTATCTAATGATGTGTTAGAAATTATAGCATGCAACAGTAAGGGGACTTCCAGAACAGCATTGGTTCTACTAGAAAAAGTGATGGATGCTGATGAAGAAACGGCAATAAGTTTATTGGTTACTGAGATTGATTCAGAAAACGGTGCCTTCGATTTAGCTCGGATGTTAATACGAAAGCCAGAGATTCGGAAGAGGGAATGGAAGAAAATTTTACACATATTTCAAACCATAAAGGAAGTGGATTCGGAACGGATAAGGCACTCTATATTAGGTTTCTTACGACAACAGTTTAAGAATATATCAGAAACAGATGTAGAGTACGCTATGGATGTAGCTAAACTTCTGAGGTTATTTTCAGAAAATACGTTTCACGGTAAGAAGGATCAGCTTATGGCAATGGTCCTTGAAGCTTGTTTCATGAGTTAGGTTAAATTAAGTTAAATTGATTTGTGTTCTTTTGGGTTCTATCGGGTTGGTTTTTGTTCAGTTCAATTCTGTTACGTTGAGTTACTTCTTTGGGGGGGGAATTATTTAATTCTTCTAAGGGAGATGTGTTGAAAATATAAAAGGAGAATAAATGACCGAACAAAATAATGAACAGTTTGAGAAAAAGTTAACTATAGATGAAATTGAACTTGAAGTAAATAAAATAAAAGATTTCTTCAGCCAAATTCCTTCTGAGCTAAAATCTGATGCTGCGGAACGTTTTATCTATGAAACGATAATCTGGGGGAGTCGGGATCATTTCCAAGCGATCGGCATTTTAGAAGAAGTTAAATTAAGATACCGAGAAATTTCCTTGGGAATTTTAGAAGAAGAGAGGGAAGAAGAACGGTTAGAAATGGCCTATGAAAACGCTGTAGATTATCGATGCTTAGTTGAAGTAGATTGGACACAAGAAGATATTAAAGTAGGGGATAATGTTAAAGCTACATATGCTGGAGAAGATGATAGGTATGCTGGTGAAGGTAGATATGATGTTTTTGTAGAAAAGACACATACCCATTATTGTTTATGCAAAGAAAGTTTTGAATCACATTTTCAATTGATTGAGGAAAGTTAAAAATAAATTCAGTTGAGTTCGGTTCAGTTGTATTGCGTTATGTTGAGTTACCTCCTTTTTAAGGAGGGAAGTATTGAATATAAATTTTTGGAGAAACAAAAATGACAGATGAAGAAATGCAAATTGAGCAAACGAGACAGGAGGCAATGGAGAGGGAGTACAACAAATCTTCTGGCGGCAACTACTTCAACTACGTAGACACAGGTAAGCTGGAACGTGAAGGTATTACGCAGTGGAAGCCTGTTCTTGGTCCTAGTAGCATACGAATAGTTTATCCGCCGCTTAGACCCGGGTATTTTGGAATAGAAATTTTCAAGCATGGAAATGTGGGTGTGAATAGAAAGACATTCATCTGTAAACGAAGAATGTTCGACGAACCCTGTCCCATCTGCGAGTTTGCTGATCAGCTTCGTAAGATGGATCCGTCAGATCCACGCATTAAAGAGCTGAATCCTTCTAGAAGGTATTTATTCTTTGTAGTTGATATCAGTTCTTCAGAAGAGGAAAAGAAAGGTCGAAGATGGTTTGATTGTCCGGTGACTTTGTTTAATGAGATAAAGTCCCGATCAAAGAGGAAGAGACGTAGAGGCCAGGAAGAGGATGAGCAGAACTTCTTGAAGTACATCAATGTCTCACATCCTACTGAGGGAAGGGATATTGAATTTGAACAGGTCAAAGAAAAGGGCAAGTACTCTTATACAGGCTGCTCGTTAATTGCGGGACCGGCCGTTCCTGAGAGTTGGTATTTGGATCTGCCAGAATTCAAAGATATTCTGAAGATTTCGGATGAAGAAGAAATGCTGGATGCTGTAAGTGATCAGTTCGAGCAGGATCCGGAGCAGGGTGGCGAAAAGGAACAGAGTCAGGGGCGGATGCATCGTGAGAGAACGGATATGGGGTCGCAACGGGGAGCTCGACAGGAATCCCGAGAGGATGACGTAGAGATGGAACCAGAAGTAGAAGATGAAACTCCGGAAACACGACAGGAATCTACTGCTGAAGTCCGAAAACCAGCTTCTGCGTCTGAAACTCGAGGAGAAACTCGAGGAGAGACTCGAGATGGCCCTGTTCGCGAAATGGTTAAAGAGGATGCAGTTGCTGCAACTGGTGAGAATAGTATGAAAGCTAGAGTTCAGGCCAGACTTGAGGCTGCTAGAAAGGCACGCGGTGGTTAATTTTGGGGGAAGATATGAAACGCGAAGAATGTACAGAAGAAGATTTGATGGAAACACTTGTTGAACTTAGGGAACGTTTGCCCATCAATAAATATGATCTTGAAGTAGAGTGCGAAACACACGCCAATCTATATGATGAGGTGGGTGAATTAGCAATGATGGCTAAATCATTAGCTCGAACGGCAAAGAACGACGTGGATTTTCTTGAATCTGATTTGAAAACCAAAGTTAGAAAAAATCCAGAAAGTTACGGATTGAGCAATGACAAGAAACCAACTAATGATGCTATCAACGATACTGTGGGGATTCAAGATGAAGTGCGTAAAGCTAAAAGTGATTATGTAAGGCTTTCGCTTCTTTCCGATTCCTTTTCTGTTCTTCAAACGAGTATGGAGCAGCGTAAGGGGAATATCCGAAATTTGGTTACCCTATACGTTCACAATTATTACTTGGCTCAAAATACCGATATGACTAGAGAGAAAAGACAATTGGATATAGATTATGAAGCTTCTATCGCTGAACAACGGCAAGCAGAAATAGATGCTCAACAGGAAGGAGATAACTAGAGATGGGAAAGAGAGAAATCCTAGAAACATCCCAGAAGGAAGATACTATACAAGAGGTTAGAGCGGCTACTAAAGAAGCAGGTGTCGTTATGGATCTTCCGGGCGTTACCCAGTGGATATCCACAGGAAGTACTGTACTGGATATAGCTATTTCTAATAGATATCCTGGAGGTATTCCTGTTGGTAGGATTTATCACATCTTTGGTGGTACAGGAACGTGTAAAACCGTAATGGCCGCTACTACTATGGGGTATGCCCAGAGGATGGGAATAGAAACGCATTATATGGATGTTGAACATATGTTAGCTGCTGATTTCGTTAAGAAAGCCTGCGGATTAGATTTAGCTAAGGTGGATAGTATTGGCTATCCTGAAACTATTGAAGATCTGTTTGACAACGGGATTACTAATGTTATGTATCCGAATGGTAAACCGAGAAAGACAAAAGAAGAAAAGAAGACCCAGTCTAAAGCGGCTGCCGTGGAAGCTAAGAAAGAAACAAAAAGGGCAATGAATAAGAAGGCCAAATTGATTGTTGTGGATAGTGTTTCCGCCCTTCCTTCCGTTTTTGAAATGGAACATAAAATGGATGAACAAGGCTTCGGTGCATACCGTGCCAAACAGTTGTCTTTAGCATACAGGAAGTATATCAAGGAGTTAGCAGAAAGTAACACCACTATATTCCTTATTGATCAGGCTAGAGACAATATGGGTTCGGCTTTTGGTGGTGAAACGTGTTCTGGAGGAAGATCAAAAGAATATTATTCTTCGGTTTCAATGCACCTTAAAAAATTCCGAGAGGTTCATAATGCTTCAAAAATCGCTATAGGTGTATGGACCAAATTCAAGAACAAAAAGAATAATTGTGGCCCCCCCTTCCGAGAAGGCATGTTTCGGATCATGTTCGATTATGGAATGGATGACATCGGTTCCAATTTAGTTTTCTTAGCCCAATGTCAGCATGGCATGGACGCAGCAATGAAAGTTATGACTAAAATAAAATTTCAAGATACAGAAAGAACACGGAAGAGTTGGGTGAAACATGTTGAAGATGAAAATTTAGAGGAGGAATTGAGACAAGCCGTATGGGTGCATTGGCAGGAATTGCATAAGAGCGAAGTAAGAAAACCTAGAGAATGGTAGGAGAAAAATTATGAAGAAGTTTGGTATAGGTATTCTGATAGTACTAGGTGTTATACTAGGGCTTGTGGCAGGCAATCTGTGGTATAATGTTGGACCAAAAGTAGAAGTGGAGCCGATGTGTATGATTGCCGCAGACAATCTGTATGATGAATGTGCATCAAACGTGTATGCAGCAGAAAACAAGTATCTAGGAGAACGGATAATTGTTTCAGGTTATATTACGCACATTAGTAAATACTTTGGTGCTCCCCGAGTACGGATGGAGCTAGCGGATTCTGCCAGAAAATATATTCAGTTTGATTTATCAAAAATTGAAATCAGAAAATTACGCAAAAGTGAGCTAGTTATGATTGTGGGAACGGTAAAATATATAGATATGTTTTCAAATATACATCTAAAAAATTGTAAAGTGTTGTAGTTACTAACTATGGTTAGGAAGTAACATAAATATGGTGGGGAGATACACTCCTATGGAGGATACCGGAGACTCCATCATATTAGCAGCGGGGTAGAGCAGTCTGGTTAGCTTGCCGGGTTCATAACCCGGTGGTCGTGGGTTCAAATCCCACCCCCGCTATTGATCTGGTAGTATGAATTGCGGTGATGACGCATACACTCGGGAGCACCAGTCCTGTACCGAGCATACTAACCAGTATCATTATAGAAAAGGAGAATCGTATGCAAATTATAGGTGTTGATCCAGGATTAAGCGGTGGTATAGCTGTACTAACAGGTGGAGGTGCACTTGTAAATATTTTTGATATGCCTACTGTTGTGTTGGTTAAAGGAAAGAAGAAAAAGAATGTGTATGATCTTGCTTCCATTGAGAAAGTATTTTCTTCTTCTATAGAAAAAGTAGATCAAGTGTGCATGGAGAAAATGCAGACCATGCCTCCGGGATTTCGTGCCCAGGCCTCTTTCGGTTTAGGGTATTGTCAGGGTTTATTTGAAGGTTTGCTAGTAGCAAAGCGTATAAGATATGAATTGGTTATTCCCAAAACCTGGCAGAAACATTTTGGAATAACTGGAGCTAAGGGCGACAAAAAAGTCCAGTCGTATATGGTGGCAACAAAACTATTTCCGAAGGCTGAACTTTCAGGTCCTAGAGGAGGAAAAAAAGATGGACGGTCGGATGCGTTGCTGATAGCTGAATGGTGTCGTAGGAGATTAGCAAATGAAAACCAAAGTTGATCTAGGATTGCTCAATGATTTTCTTGTCATGATTCGTTCTATTGAGAACAATGATTTTGCTGAGAGGGCGGTCAACTGTTGTAGGTTTACTCATTCAACCTTAGGAATAATTACTGAGGTGGCAGAATTAAAGCTCCACATACTGCACATGAAGGACCTCCACGCTGATGAATTTCTATTGGGATTCCAAGATGAAATAGGAGATATTTGTTTCTATCTTTTACAAGGGATGGACATTTTTGGATGGACACTTGAACAAATGATGAAACCACGAATTAGGGCGAGAGTAAATGTGAATGATCCAATAGACGGCCTACATATTGTAGCAGGAGAGATAGCAGATGTTTTGAAAAAGCATTTGGTGTATAATAATGAGATGGAGTCCACTCGACTTATGGATGGGTATACAGAGCTTTGGGAACTGATGCAATTACTAGTGGAGGATTTTGGTACCACCTTAAATGACTGCATTGCCGTGACTAGAGCTAAATTGAATCTTCGCTATCCTACAGGAAAATTTCGATATGAAGATAGAGCTAACCGAGACCGAGATGCTGAAAAAGTAGAGATGGAAAGGGCAAAAAATGAATGATTTGTTCCCTATAATTTTAAGTGTGTTTATATTTTCTGGAATCGCAGGAATGGTGGCTGGTCTTTTCTTAGCCACCCATATCTATTCAAAACAGAACAAAACAGTTTTGCGACTCAAAAATATTAATGAAGTTGCTCAAGGGATGTTTGATGGAGAGTATGGCGAACGAGGAGGACTGGGAGAAGCGAATGCCATCACTTTTATTTTATGCGAATCAGATTTAACTATTAGAAAAGAAAAGCTTAATGAAGAATGCTATGAAAGGATGGTAAAAAATGCTCACCAAAAGGAATCCTAAACAAGAAGGTAGTCCAGTATTTGACTGCCGTCCTCAGACAGGTTTGTGCCCGAATAACTGTTCGCAGTGCTTCTACAATCGTCCCAATGCCTTTTACAATAACATTGACCAGCCCAGTATTCCAAGCCCAGAGGAGGTCGGCACAGGGATTGTAAGAATGAATTGTGGGCACGATTCCAATATCCAACGGGAGTTGGTGATCGAAACAGCGAAACAGTACGAGAAAGTCTTCTTTAACACTTCTATACCTAATCTAGATTTTCCTGGTCCAGTAGTTCTGACGGCAAATCCAAAGGAAGAAGAAGAACCCATGTCACCGTATTCTATGGATTGGCCCAATGAGCGTACAGAAGAAACTGTTAAGAATGTAATGTTTGTTCGCTTTAGGGTTTCTCCTACTAATTTACATCTTGTTAGTTCCGGCATTAGAAATTGGATAGCTTTTGGCGTGCCCTGTGTTTTGACATTTATGGCTTATTATGATCAAGAACCTCCGGGATGTGAGAAAGACCAATTATCAGGTAATTACTATTTCAAAACATTTTCTGAGCATAGTTGCCCAATGAAATGTTATACTTGGCAACAGCGACATATTAATTCTTACTATTGTGCAACTGAAGGTTTCATGGAGTATGTAACCATGAAAATGAAGAAAATGGGCGGTCGATTGGTATCGAGATGCGGAACTACTGGTAGTCGATATTGCAAAGCTTGCCACAATTGTGAGGCATACTATTATCAAACAGTAAAACATTTACGTGAATCCCTGCACTGGAGTAGGTATGAAGAAGGCGATATACTATAATTGAATACCATGATAGAGAAGCGGCGGATACGTCCGGAGCAAGGTCGTCGGGTTTGATCTGTCCCGACCCGCTTCGTTATTTTATAATTGAATTTAATAGGGAGAAAAAGATGAGATGGGTAGATCTTAACGTAGTTATGAGTGAGAAGGGCGATACAATATCACTTCCCGTAAACGCAGATCAGGTTTGTTTTCTAATGCCTAAAATGATACCTACCGGACTTTTAGGTGGATCTTCTGGGGATATTCCCATTACTAAAGCTGGAACAGGTATAGACTTTGGTGGGGTAAGACCCATTGCTGTAGTAGGTACAGTTGAAGAAGTTAAGAAACTTTTATTGGAAGCAAAATAATGGATAACAACGAATTGAAATCGGCATTAGATAAAATATTGGTAGAATTTGAGGGGAGAAATCCTACCCATCCTAAACTTGCTGATTTAGCTAAGAAGGCTAAACAATTGAAAATTGGACGAAAGAAATTGGAAACAAGTCTACAACAGTTGCAGGAATCCTTAGACTATCTGCGGGTGTGCATCAAGTATCAGCTTTTTGATCTTGAAGCTACTCAAAGAGAAAATCAGTACTTACGAAAATTGCTTGAAGAAAAGCGAGGCCATGGAGATCAGTCATGCTGAAAGAAGTTAGAATAACATGCTTTCAATCACATAAAGATACCGTGCTGAAATTTGGCCCAGGCATTAACATAATTGTGGGCGAAGGAAACGATATAGGAAAGACGGCCCTTTTTCGTGCTATTGAATGGCCAATTGCAAATAGACCACTAGGTGATGGGTTCATTAGCAATTTTCAAGATGGCCCAGCTACTGTTGAATTGATTACAGATACCGCAAGAGTTCGGCGGAGTAAAGGTCCCAAGGTAAATGAGTACGTTCTAACTGCTGGAGAATTTGAAGAAGAAGTTTTCACAGCGTTCGGTTCCAACCCGCCGGAGGCGGTTCAAGAAGCTCTCAATATTCTAGATGTCAATATTCAAAAGCAACAGAGTCTTCCTTTCTTAGTTCTGGATTCTCCGGGACAAGTAGCTCAACACATCCGTGAAATAGCTAAGCTGGATGATATAGATAAGATCATAACACTTCTAAAAAGCAAAGCACGTAGAGCGACTGAGCATCTCATCTTACAAAAGGAAGCTTTAGAAGAGATAGATGCGAATCTTGCTATTCTTTCTAAAATAGATATAAAAGGTTTTGAATCGAAACTGGGCGAGGCCTGTGGGATAAATGAAGATATTCGAGACATTAGTTCACTTTCTCAATCATTATCTTCTATGATTACTGATTTGAAAGATATTGAGGAGGGGTGGATAACACTTCCTGAAAATATAGAGGAAGCAATAGTAGATACAGATGCTGCCTTGAAAAGCAATGAAAAGCATACTTCACGAGTTAACTCATTGTTCGATCTTGTTGAAAATTTGAAGGAAATAGATCAGAAAAAAATAGTTCTTCCCAAGAATTTAGAAACTAAATTAATTGAAATAGAAACAACTTTAAAGAACAATGAAAAAAATACTACTTGCGTTAGTTCGCTACGTGATCTTATTAAAAATTTGAAAAATATAGACCAGAAAAAAATTATTCTTCCTAAGGATTTAGAAATCAAATTAACTAAGGTAGAAGGTGCCAAAGAACAGTATAATAATACGGAAGCGAAGATATCCGCGTTAAGTTCTTTAGTGGAGCAACTTAAAGAAATGAATAAGAAAATAGCTCAAACAGAAATAAATGAGGCGGAAAATCAAAAACAGTTTGATGAATTGCTGGAACAATTGACCACGTGTCCGATGTGTTCCAGCACACTTGTTATGGAAACCAAAGATCACTTACTGGAGTCGTATAAAGAATGAAAGAGCGATTAGATAAAACCCGGAAGGTTTGGATTATATCTGA